TGAGCAACCATCAACTTACGCATTGCCTCATCAGCCAAGAATTGGTATTGGTCGGAAGCATCGGACAGTTGTACGGGTTCAATCGTAGCGGACATCTCCTTGTTGTCATTGAAGGCAAGGATGAACTTACCCGCATTGCTCGTACCGCTAAATTTCTCACCGATACGGCTCTCAATCATATAACGCTCCTCCTCCGTTGGGACTCCGTTGTTGAAGTTAATCAACATAGAAGGACTCATTCCGTTCTTGATGTTGTTGAGGTGGTAGTTTGCTACTTCCTCCTCCAACTCGGCATATTGTAAGCCTCCTTGATAGTCAACGGGCGAGTAGTAGTAGAATCCCGCACGATAGGGGCGAATGTATAGAATCTCAATTCCCTCTTGGCTATATCCAAAGGCTGGAATACGCATAGGGGTTTCTTTCTTGTCTTTTACGGCACTCCAATCCTTTGCGTAGTAGTATGCCTCAATATCTCCCTCCTCATTGCACTTCTCGGCTCGTAGGCTCTCAATAGGCATATGGAATACCTCCGTTACACGGGTGTGGTCTTTGGAGTAGATAACTTGAAAGGCGCATTGACCCATCATCTTGAGGTCTGCCGTTACCTTGCGCAAACAATCCTTTGAGAACAAAGACTTCATTTGAGCGTAGGCTTCGGGCTTCCGTGAGGAATCCGTAGCATCCAATCCCTTTCCGTAGATGAGTTCGGAGATGCCGTTGATGATGGCGTTGTTTGTTGCGCTTCCGTTGTATCGGTCAATTAGATATTGGAAGTAATTGTTTGATTCACCATAGGCAACCCAGTCCTTGTCCCGATATTCTTTGACTTCGGGAGTGGTATAATTGGATAGGTTTACAAATCGGATGTTGCTCATAACACAATAAATTCGTTGTTGTAGGATTCCTCCTCCGTGTAGACATTTTGGTTGACCGTGAACTTGTCATATTCCGTTTGTGAAGTTACGAAAACTCTATCACGATAAATGAGATTAGAGCCTTTAAAAATCTTCATACCATAGAATGTCCCGCTGACCAAAGAAAAGGTCGCAGAGAGGCTCATAAAGCCGTTAGATTCGGTGATGGATGGGTTGATGGTAGCCGTAGTGTTTGTATTCTCGTTGGTGAGGTACAAATTAACCCCATCAAGGTCGTTCAACGCTTGGCGTACACACGCTTCGGCCTCAAGCGTTCCACCATCAAGCAACACTCGTTCAAAGTACAAATCCAAATCCTCCGATGAGAACACATAATCTCTCGGAATGATGGTAATGGTTTGTGATGTTCCTACGGGTTGTAAAATGTGCATCGTACCTAAATAACCTCAAAGTGAAAGTTTATTCCAAAAAGAAAGCCACCCGAAGGTGGCCTCTTGATTGTTTGAATACTGAAAATTAGATTTTGTATCCAATCTTTGCTGGGTTCATTTGAGAAGCAGAACGAAGCCCATCAGCAATCTTATCAGCATCTTTAATTGCTTGTTCAAGTTTTCCAATTTCGGGGAAGTCATTGATTCCAAGACCTAACTCCTCAAGTTTCTTTTGGGTGTCTTTCTTCATCTTAAAAGCATCAAGAGCGATTTTATTCAACTCTTTAAGGGAGGAATCTGCTGCTGAAGCAAGGCGAGATAACTCATCTGCGGAGTCGTTGTATTTTCCAATCTCTTGATTCGCTGCTTTAGCAAGGGCATCAGCATATTTACCAACGCCCTCAATTCTGCTTACATAAGAGTTTAAATCACTCGCCAAAGATAATTCAACCTTCATCGCCTCCTCTTTAGCAGAGAATTTATGCAGTTTGTTATATACGGACTGTTCTTTGTTCATTTTGGTAAAAGGTTAGAAGGGGGCATAAGCCCCCCCCGTTCAACACACCTTAAGGATTGATTTGCGTTGCACTTACGGCAACACCAGCAGCAGTCAAGGCAGCAGATGGCGTAGCAGCCGATGCAATGAAATTAGCGGGAACCTTCTCCTTCGCAGACAAAGTTAAGGTATAACCGCTCATATCGCCCATAGCAGCACCAGTTACGATAGTTCCAGCAGTTACCTCCGCTCCGTTTACCAATCCCATAACAAACAAGTTGCCGTTTTGGTCTTCAACGATAACGTGAGGACGGCCATAGGCCATCAACTTCAATTCCTTGTTTGACTCCTTGTCAAGTTTAGTGAAAGACAAGTTCAAGGTTTGCTCCATATAGATGGTGCCGTTATCAACCGAGCCAACGAAAGATTGCTCAAAAGAAGATTGCTCACGCAAGTCGTACTTGTACGCATCGGGCGAACCACCAAATGTATCAATCATATCAGTGTCGGTAACATCATAGGTGATAGCACCCAAGTCTCCGTAGTCAATGAAGTAAGCAGCAACAAGACCACCTACCGATTTTTGACAAGCAACTGCTCGTCCAGTTGTTAGAATATCACAAGCCATAGTTATTTGAAATAAAAAAGGAGAGCGAGGGTGTTCCCCAAGCCCTCCTTTGGGTTAGTCAATTTCGGTTAATTAAGAGTACAATACGATGTCAGAACCGATACCATACTGAACACCAGCCGTGTAGCGCATAATGACGCGTACATTTTGGCTTCCGTCCAAATCGCCCATATCCAACAACTTAACTTCGTTGTGGTCGCTCAACAAACCAGTACCGAAGTACAAGTTAGAAGATTGAGCAGCAACCATCTTGTTGGAGGCAAGACCGCTTACCATAGCAACACGGATTCCGTCAAAGAACAAATCGCCTTGACCGTACCACATAGTTCCTTTGTTGTCCATACCATTGGCACCAAGACCGCTTGTTCCGAATCCACCCAAAGCGCGAACATAAGCACGAGCAACATTCTGGGGAACATAGATGGTCAAGTCTTCCTTGCCGTAAAGAGCGTTGGGGATAGCATCAGCAACCTTGCCCAATTCCTCAATAACATTCGCAGCAGTAACGGTTGTACCAGTAACATCGTTTACATCACCGTCAGCAGTCATCAAAGTAACGAAGCCGTCAAACTCTCCAGCAGTAGCGTTAACACCACCCCAAATAGTCTGCTCGGTCTTTTGAGCAACTTTAGCAGCGATATGACCAATCAAGAAATCGCTAAAAGAAGCGGGGAGATTGTCATAAACAGAGTAGCCCATTTGTACGGCTTCCCAGTCGGAACGGAAGTCCTTCTTGCACAACTGCAAGTTCACTTGGAACTCTTCGGGTTGCAAGATGCGCTCCGTCAAAGTCAAAGACGAAGATGCAGAAAAGTCGCAAGAAGCGTTAGCAACCAAGTCGCCAGTAGCAACTTTCTTGATAACCTCCTTGAATTTGACATTAGGCTTGATTTCAACAAGACCTTTGTCAAGGGTGTCTGCGCTCAAAAGAGCAGCAGCGATATACTTACCCGCAAATTCGCCAGCGTAAGTAGTAGTGATTGAAGTGGTCGTGGCCATTTTCTATTGTGGTTTTTTATTTATTCATTTTTGCTAACACTCGGTCAAAAGAAGTTTGGGGACGGCGATTGGCCAACTTAACTTCTGATTTAGGAGCAGTTTCGGGATTGTGCTTGATAGGTTTAGCAGCAGATTGTGAGGACAACTCGGTTTTCAAGTTAGCGTTCTCCTCCTCTACGGCACTCATCTTCTCTTTGTAAGCACCCATTTCTTCACGAATAGCAGAAAGTTCAGCCTTGATTTCTTCAACCATAGGCATTACAATCTCCTTGATTTTGTCTTCCATTGGCATTTCTTCAGCCAATGTTTCTTCAACAACTTCGGGGGTTTCCTCTGAAGCCTCAACTTCCACCTCTACGGCTTCTTCTTCGGCTTCGGCTTCTGCGGTCTTGATTTCTGCGATGAGACCTTCTTCGGTAACATACAAAACACGACCATCAGCCATTGTGTACTCTCCAACGGGAACTGCAATGCGGTCTTCTTCATTAACGATGAATACCTCATTACCCGCTTCAAACGCCTCTGCTTCAAGAACAGTTCCGTTCTCCAAAGTCATTTGCTCAAACTTGACCTCAACTGTCTCCTCTTTAACGGAGGACAATTCTGTCATAATGCGCTTTAATACTTCAGTTGCTTTCATAACTATCTAAATAATTGATTTAAAAAAAGAATTTACATTTTTAGTTGTTTCCCGTTGTTGGTCCGATGCCTTGCGCCCATAGGGAGCCATCACAACATTTACGAGAATAGGTATTCTTGTCTTTGCACAAGCACCCACGCTTTGAGCCTTTGGGTGAGGTGCGTGAAGGTATTACTACATCGCCTTTCATAATTGTCCGAGTTCTTTGAGTTTGCTTTCTGCCCAACGCTTACCAGCAAGACCGCCCCACAAAAGATAGGAGATAGTACCACAAGCCTTTGAATCGCCATCATCGTAGTATTCTTCTGCCCGTGAGAGATACGAGTGCATACGCTTGATTGTTTCTACGCTGATGGGTTTACCTTGTGCGAGTTGTTGGGCGCGTACCTTCCCTACGGGGGTAGCGCATTTGTTGTTTTCCTTTTTGTTGAGTTCAATACCTCTTTTGGCATTGTTTCTCACCGCGTCGGGATAGTCCGAGTATGACTCCATCTCTATGTGCTTTCCCGCCTTTCTGCGACCATCCTTTTTGATGACGGCATTTATTTGTGATAGGATGAGTTCGGCTTCTTGCTCCTCCAGCACTTCCATCTCTTGCTTGTTGAAGTTTACCTTGTCAACGAAGTAGCCCTCAATAGAGAATCCTTTGACCTTTCCAGTCTTGACATAGTTCTCCCAAATGTCATCATTGTTGACCTTCATTGACACCATCCAAGTTCCGATGGGCATCTCCATACCATATAGGCGAGATTTGTCCTTTACTTCATCCTCAACAATCCAAGACTCAACGGCAGATAGGCCATTCAGTTCAGCGTTGTGTTCAAGCGTTGATTTGTTTTGGTTGCCGTTTTGGAAGAACAACTCACTTGCCTTGCGGATAGTGTCCTTTGAGAAATACACATAAAACTCCTCCTCACCCGCCTTGCGGTAAATAGGTTTGTTGGGAATAAGGGCAGCCCCCATTAGGATTCGCTTCTCTTGGTTTTGTGTAGCGAACTCTACCTTTTGTGCATTTAATGCGATAAAGTCCTCCTCAATAGCGGGGTTCTCAACGATGCTGATGGCTTGGATTCCCATCATCTCTTGCATCTCATCAAGGACTAATTCAATTATGTTCATCCGAATGTTGCGGTTTTGATTCGTTTGCGTTCTAATTCTTGTGATGAAGTTACATCGCTTCCTACGACATACGCTCTCACGGGTTGTCTATTTTGTTGACCGATGCTCTCGGCAAGTTGGTTGATTCCACTTTGTCCCACTACATTAAATGAAGGAGAGATGGAAGGAGCCGTTGCGGTTGATGCGCCACCCGTGCTTATTTGTGTTGATTCAAATTGACTACGCCCGATGGCTGCAACTTGAGCAGCAGCAAAAGCCCCAGCAAGGGTGGCTTGGATAGCGGGGTAGGCTGGAAGCAATGCGGTGATGGGCGAAGCAGCAGCCGACTTAAATGCGTTCTGTACAGATTCAATACCACTTACAATAGCCGAAGCCAATGATAGTTTCTTTTGAATCTCAAACTGTCTGCGCTTTGCTGCCTCATCCCCATCGGCTGCTTCTTTTGCAAAGGCTTGTTGTAATGCGCTGATGGCCTCAAGGCTTTGGGATGCAATTTGAAAAGATGCCTCTTGCAAGGCTCTACGATTCTCAACGATACGAAGGTCATTTGCCCTCTCATTGGCTACGCGCTCTGAATCAAGGGCTTCTTTGTTGGCATTGTAGTCGGCATCAATTTGGAGTTTTTGATTTGCCAAATCTTGATAGTATGCCGTTTCCGTTTGCCCTTGTTCTTCAAGACGAGCAAGTTCCTCCTCTACGAGAAGTAGGCGGTTGGCGTTGAGTTGTTCGTTTAGAGCCTCTTGCTTGTTGATTCTATCACGCTCAATCTCGTATAATCTTTGTGCTTTCTGCTCCTCGTTTATGATGAGTTCGGCATCTGCCGTCTTACGAGCAGTTTCCGCATCAAGACGGGCTTGTTCTTGTGTTTCAAAAGCCTCGTTTGCTGCTTCCGTTGCGGAGCGTTGAATATCCAACTGCTCACGCATCAAAGAGTTTTGATTGCTCAAGGCTTCGGAGCGTTGTCCCTCAAGGCGTTCCGATAGGTCAATCAATTCAAGTTCCGCTTGGCGTAGGGCTACGAGGTTCTCCGTTGTCTTGTTCTTCTCGTATTCTGCTCGGGCGAATGCTACTTGAATCTCAATCTGCTCACGCTCCTTTGCGGTTTGTTCTTCCAGCAAGGCAAGGAGGTCAGCATTGGCCTTGATACGCTCATCAATGCTCTTTGTTTCATCATCACGCAGTTGGCGCAATACCTCTGCGCTCCGTTGGTATTCCAACTGAATCTTTTGGCGTTGTACGGCTGCGAGTTGTGCAGCCTTCTCCAATTCTACAAGTGCTTGAGCCGAATTAACGGCTTCCTTGATTTGGTTGGGTAATTCTTTGACATAATCAAAAGCCGTCTTTGCAACATTCTTTACCGCTTCAATACCACCTTCCTCAACGCCTACGATGGCGTCCACCATATCAGCACCCGCAAGTTTTACTTCCTCAAGTGCTTGAGTAAACTCTCCCGAGAAGAAACTTGTAAACGCCTTACCCAAATGACCTAATGCGGAGAACACTTGGTCAAAGTAGTTCAGCACATAGTCCTTGATTGCTCCACCGAAATCTTTGATAGACTGAACGGGGTCGCTGAAGATGCTATTTAGGAGTTTGC